CCACCCTAAAAGTGCATACAACCTTACTGTATACTCTTTTAAAGTTGCATTACAAACTGCAGAAATATTGTGTACTATTTTCTTTTTTACTTTGGATTAAATCTGCCTCAATTAACTGGTTGAGAATCTCTCCTCGTCGACCGCCTCGTAACCATTGCGTCTTACGAGTGATTTCTGCTTTACCTACCCAATCATTTTTAGCCTTAATAATTTGCAATACTCTTTTGCTCTCACTCTCCAACTCATTGTCGAATAGCTTGTCTTTTAAGAATGCTATATTCTTCTTAATTGCAAACGTAACGTACTTCTGTGCCCAGTTAGCCTCTAACGCTCTAATCTCCCCTACGGTATCGTCATGGGTTACTAGAGCAAGCTTATACGCATGCTCCCTAGCTCTAGTCCATAAAGCTTCAAAGCCTGTCCCAGCCTCGTACTCTAAATCACCTTGTTCATCAGCGAACTTACCGTATTCACGGAACAACTGCTTTGCTTGGTCGGAACAAGGGATAACCTTTACCTTATCTATGGCTAAGTTACCCTGTTGTTTGTCATCGTTTATCCGCTTAATAGCCTCTACCAACCGCTGTGGTGGGCTCTTTGGTCCTGTGCTGTAGTTCTCGTCAGGGGTTCTAGTAGTAGTTTCAAAGATTAGCCAACGGCTTAAGAAGCCATCAATCGCCTCTGATGAACTCATAGCTGCATAAAATCTACTTGGTACTGAGCTACCGTGGATACATAAGCATGGCTCTACTATATCAGCTCGTTGGTACTCCTTATCAGCGAACTCCTTACCCTTAAAGATACCATTGGCATAAGAAAATAACTGCATGATGTTAGTCAGTATCTCCGTTTGGAAAGTGCTAGCCTTAGAACTGGTTAAGCTACCAAAAGTCCTACCAATCTCATCCATCTGGAATAATCTCCTACCACCACCTTTTTGTAACGAGTTTACCAACGCTGAACCTGAAGTAACATCGTTACCACCTACCAACGCCTCTAACCCCGCAGCATTAAGCAATTTATCAACGCACTTACGTGGGTGGTCTTTACCACAACCACTCGGTCCTATCCCTAAAGTTAAAATATTACTCCGTAAATCAGTTTCCGTTGCATACCTGTGACCCATTACTACCCCGACACAAGCGATTGACGCAGCTAAACTCAACGCAGGCTGTGGTCTGAATGCTGTCTTGGTTATCCAATCAGCTATCTCTCCTACAAGACCAGGAGCATGAAGTAAATCGTCAGGCAAAGCCTCGTTCTTTTTTACTGGGCGAAGGTTGCCACCTTCAAAGATAACCACCTTTAACTCCTCCTGTGGGAAACTCTTTACCCACCCGTTCTCAATAGCTATCTTAAACAACGAAGCTACAGTAATCCCCTCAGAAGTAAAAGACTTCCACTTGGTAATGGTCTTTATATCACCCTGAGAAGGGTACTTAGCACCCGCTCTGCTCCATGAATCCCAAACACTAAAACCAAGGTCGCCTAACTCGTCCTTTAAAGCCATACCAATCGTTAACCATGTATCGTAATCGCAGTCAGGAGAGATATAACGTAAAGCATCGTCTATATCGTTACTATCCCACTCATCTGTATGGAACGTTTCTTTTATTCTTTCAGGGTTCTTCTCCCTCCAAGAGGCTAGAAGCTTCCCGTCTATCTCTGCACCTGGATTCTCACCATGGAAAGCTTTGTGTGCTAAAGAACTCGGACTAGATGGAGCGTAATAAGCTCTACTAAGAGCCTTACAAGATACGTCTATATTCTTGTCGTTGTTCATCTTGTTGTAAAAGCCATACCAAACATCAGGCCATAACTCAGGAGTTACAGCTTCCTTAAAAGGAATAATCAACCTCCAACGAGGGACTATACGCCCGTCCTTGTCTTTAAAATTGGAATGCGTACTATGGAAAAAATACCTATAATCTTTTAAAAACCCTAAATCATCAGGGGTAGTCGGCTTCTCAGAAGAATCATTATCAAAGTCTATCACTAAACCAGACATAGAAGTAACAAACTCATTCCTCCTGGTAGGGTTCTCATCGGAATAGTTAGCTGTTGTATAAAGCAGGCCATCTTTTTCTTCCCTTATATCTATCATGGAGATAATCTCCGACCATGACTTGTTAGACCTGTAACCCTTTGGTTTAGTAATGCTGCTAAACAGAATTGGCATCTCCCATCCTCTCTTTTTTATTTTTTAAACTTAACATCTCCTGCTATTGCAGCGTAATTTGCCATGTCAACGTAGTTGTCCAACTTATCCGCCCCTCCTATGGTTCTTGCCACCTTCAGCAGTACCATAAGTAAAGATATATCGACACTAGAAAGAACTATCCTACCATCTGAGAAACGATTATTCAAATATACTTCCCATAACCCTGCGATTATTTCAAAGCTGTCCTCTGGATTACCGTAGCTGTCCTGCCTTTCGTTACGGACATTTTGCATTTCTTCTATGACCTTACTCATCACTCAACCCTTACATGTTTGATAAAAAACCATGGAAACAAGATAAGGCCATGATAAAACTATCGCTACCACCCCTATAAAAACCACCACCTTGCTAAAACCATCTTTCGATTGGTTTATTATATCTTCCATTACCAGGACGACTAACGCCCCAATTAACAAATATATTAATAAAAATATTAACATTTATTCTTCCTTTCTTTTTAAATTTTCAGCGAAAGCTAGGTTGTCCATTATTCACTCTCCTTTAATTAATTACCCAAACAATAATAGATACAATTAAAATTATTATAATTATATCAGCAAAAATTGTTTTTACTTCTTGACCGTCTTTATCATATACCTTAGCCATCTTGGTTCTCCTTTAGTTTATATTCAACAAGTCCATCTTCGCGCTTTCTAGCTTCAACGATCTTATTTCTCTGTAAATTCTGCAATACTTGTAAATGGTGTTGCCCAGACATTATAGGTATTTCTGAGTGTCCTTTACTTTCCATGAGCATCATAGGCTTTAAGGTAATTTCAAAGTTGTGAGCTTTGCTGTCAAATTCATTCTGATCTACCCAACTATCACAATTTAATATTTCTAATACTTCTTTCAATTCTTGGGCTAGTGCTTCTAAACCATATTTAGAGGCTATTTCTTCTACGCTCATCATTCACTCTCCTTTGTATTTAATTCATCGAGTAACAGCAACATCTCTCTGCCTAATTCATGAATATCGTCTTCCTTAAATCTGTCGAATAAACTAACGGGATTTATGCGACAAGGAGAAAATACTGTCCAATATTCAGCTAGCTCTCTTATTTTAGGGTATTTATCTTCAATCATCTATTCACTCTCCTTTGGTGGTTGGGGTAGGGGTTGCCAGCGGGTTGGTTTGTACCAATTATCCTCATTATCATAGTTTATAGACCAAAATACAAAATCATCCTCACAACATGAATCTTTATAACGAACTAAAACAACACTTTCTCCTAAATCCCCTCGATAACACTCAATTCCACTACTATCGGTGACGATACGCTCCCCTCCTGTAATTAATATACCCGTCCCATCTTTAGGAGCTGTAGATATATCTTGCCACTCCATAGCACGTAGCATGGCTGAGGCTTGCTTGCATTGCTCTGGGGTAAGACGCCAAATACCGTCAAGTAACTCCGCAAGCTCGGTAGCTGTGTATTTTTTAGTCATGATTTTCTACTTTCTTAATATAATTTATTACTTTTATAGGCACACCATCGGTTAGTTTAAATTCCCCTTTATCGCTAACATCGCCCCCCTCAAAGAAACAAGCCCAACTCACTTCATTATTACCATTAAATGATAAGTTAATTATTCCTGCCTGTCTACGCCATGTAAGAGCTAAGCAGTCATCGGGGTGAAGCTCTACATCACAATATTCATGGTAAGGTAAAACTAATTCAACTAATATATCCGCTATTTCTTCAGCCGTGTATTGTTTAGTCATTTCTCAAGCTTTCTATTTCTTCTTCGGTTAAGGTGTCTAGGAAATCTTGCAATTCAATAATGTCATTGCAATTATTGCTAAATAACATTTTTGAACCTATGTGCCTTACAGGGCTGATAGTTTCCTTATCATCTAGTAACATAAATTTTATATCTTCAAATTCCTCTTCTTCAGAACTTTCTCGATGTCTCTCTTCTGCCCAATCTCGCTCAGCTTTTGCCCTCTCTTCGTCTGCTCTCTCTTTAAGATATTCTCCTAAGTATATAAGACCCCCTATCCCAAGAACCCCTAGGATGGAGACTAAAGCAAAAGCCAATACCTTGGGGTGCATCCAGAACAGAGCTTTTCCTATGAGCACCAGCCCTATGATTCCCATCACCCCGCTGTATAGCCTGTACATTGCAATCCATTTCATCATTCACTCTCCTTTGGTGCTGGTGGTAGACCGAGTTTGGGTCGCCAGTGGGTTGGTTTAATATTTGAAACATCATCATAACAGTCATTACTCATAAACGTACCTTCTTTTATCCAATTTGAATCCCAGTAAGCTGTATAAACTTCATTAGGATACATATTGTAACCAAACTCGTTCTGTGTATCAGCAGTAATCTTCATTACAAGTATAGTTGTCCCATCTTTCGGAGCAGTTTCAATCGGTTGCCACTCCATCGCCCTTAGCATGGCTGATGCTTGGTCAATATGGTCGAACACTTCAAACTCTTTATTTGCAGACGAACCGTATATCATCATATCCAATTCTCTTTGAAGCTCCATACCCATTCTTATTCCCGCTTGAAACTTCTCGTTTTTAAGCATTGTTTTATCTAACCAATCCGCAAGCTCGGTGGCTGTGTATTGTTTAGTCATTTCTCTTGTATTTCCTGTTTAGTCATCTTTTCTCCTTTTCTTTTACCATCCACCAAAAAGTAGGCATTGTTTGTCCCAATCTACATGCTTTAATAGGGCTGATAGGTTAAATATTTCATGTTCATATAAATCAGAGTTAGCAACACGAAAATGGTCTTTATCAGTATTTGCGTGGCAACTTTCTTCATGTGTCCCCTCAATCCATCGTAACCTTGCTTTAGCGTTGTTTAACAGACTCTCAGGGTTATCAATATCTTTCTTTAGATTTTTGACAATCCTCTTATGCTCTAGTCGGATTGCCTCAATTAACATATCTTCACCGCCGACAACACTATTTTTCTCTACGTCTACACCATGTATCCTGACAAACATTTCTTTAAAATTTGCCGAATCTCCCCCATGTTTCCCAATTCTTTCTACCGCTTCCCTATCACCCTGTTTCCCAATAGCAATTAAAGCTTGGTGACATACTTTCTCCAACGCCTTAATCCGCTTATCACGCTCAGTAACTTGCTTATCTAAATGTTTAATCCTATCAATGTGTCTTAAACCTTTTGTCATTGGAGGTACTCTCATATTTGCCATTAGCTTTTCTCCTTTAGTGCTTGTTGAAGTTGGTTTCTAGCTATCTCTATATTATCTGCTTCATATTGTCTGCCAGCATGTCTATGAGTGCTTACAGTATATTCAGTTGTAGCTATAAGTTTTCTGGATAAAATCTCAAGCTCCTCAATCCGCTTCCTAAGCTTTTTATTATCATCTATGTGTTGTCTAGGGTTTGACATTATTTCAACTTCCCATTAAATTCTATTAAGCTTTCAAGCTCCACAATACGTTTTGCTAATAGTTTTTTCTCTGCCCTGCAATCGTCTGCACATCTTTTTGCACAAACCAACCTGCCCTCCAACTCCGCAACCCTAGCTTCTAAGATTGGGTGCTCGTTGAGTAAATCTATGGCGCATTGAATATTTTCTGATAACCCCTCATTAAACGCTTTTTCAAACTTATTATCTAAACCGATAGAGGCTTTTTTAAGTAATTTTATTTTCTCGTTTGCAGAGTGTTGATATGCCTTTAGTGCGTGTTCTTATCTACTATACTTTTTAGAAGTCGGTTAGTTTGTATTCCCACCTCAGTATAGTGTGCTTCCATTTCATTTATTTCTTCAGAGGATAATTTGAAAATTTCCAGCTCCCCAAATACCCAAACCTTTATGAAAGCCACTTCATCAGTTACCCAAATATATTCGTAAGTCTTACCCATCACTTTTCTCCTTTTCTATTTAATTTGGCGGGCAGGGCGTTAATCCTGCTAGTTATTGGTATGTGTGACTACACCAGCTTACGTTATTACACTCGGGTATGGACACGCTACCTCCATATTTAAAGTCACTTTTGTGCTTCTACGCTGCACCAGCTTTGACACTGGCTGGGTGACAATTTAACTCATCACGCCTATTTACCTTTCAGCACCGCCGCCAAAACTTTTAATCCTTTTCTTTTTTAAATAAATTATCTTCAACGAAACAAGAAACTGCGTCAGATATATACACCTTTATATCTTCGTGAGCCAATTTGCTCACCGCTTCTTTACACTTATCTCCGATTAATTTGCTATTATCTATAACTGCCTTATTTAATAAGGTTTGAGCAATACTGTTATCATTCCAGCGAGTTTTTTCTCTAAAGATGTGATAGCTATAGTCTTTCTCATTGATACATTCTACAACTCCCTCTTTAATCGTTTCAGCCACATCTCCTTTGATTTCCTTATCTACTAAATCACGGACTATTGAGTATGATAAACTCTTTAAAATTCTTTCAAATCTCTCTTCGTCCCTAAAGTGTCTTAAGCATTGTTCCCTAAAAGTGTCTTCAGCAATCTCTATCATTTTATCTTCTGATATATAGTCTTTTACATCTATCTCCATTTTACTTTCCTTTCATTGTTTACGCCTCGTAAGGTGAGGCAACCTTTCCTGCAAGAGGGAAACTACTCCGTTCTATTTAAATAGTCTGCTATCATTTCGCTAGTAGCATAGCCTGCTTGTTTACAACAAGAACATGGCTCAGCCTTAGCTCTCCTTTTCTCCGCTTTGGTTAATTGTTCTGTATTAACAAACAAGCCCTTCTTAACATCATCTGGGTGGCGGGTATATTCTTTGCCTAAACCTTGACATATAGGACAAACCTTTAAGGTTTACCTTCCCTGTTAACTAAAGGAACTTCGGTTAACTTTAATCCTATCTTCTTGTTATTTTTTCTCATTACAACCTCCAACTATTTCATTGATTATTTTTACATAGCTAGGGTGAGCCAACCTCCATTGCTTTTCGATATACTTTAGTGTAGCCCCACCCTCAAAAAGAACCTTAAACTCTTCTATTAAAGTTTCGGACACACCTTTTTCTTTAAGTATATCTGGAGTAATAAAAGTTTCTCTCCTGATAATCTCGTCTGCAACTTTAGAAAGACCATCTCGTGCGATAGCAATCTCTCGCTTCCATAGTTGATGATTCTCTGCACACTCTGCCGTTAAAATGTTAAACTGTTTTTCTTTTTCTAAGGAAAGTAGTTCCTCATAACTTAAGCTTTTTAAGTCCATCTTGCTTTGCCTTCCGTTTGTTCCAACAATCAACTTTCTTCTTAACGTCTTCCCTCTCCCAAGAATCTATATACCATTTCCTTGGAACTTCATTCTCCTTTATACCAAGTAAAAATGAAGCTGCGTATCTTCTGGCCTTTTGAGCCTGGTTCATTTAGATACCCATTTAAGAAAAACGCACATACATAACACCACTACGAATAAGAAGATTATATATACACCCAACGCTAATAAGAAATCCATATCGCTCCTTCATGATTACCCTATAGGATACACTAAAAAAATTGATTGTCAAGTTAATTTATTTATTGACAAGTCAATTTTTTCTGCTATACTTACAAACATTGGAGAGGCGTCCTCGTTGCCTTATTATTATCCTCTTTAGGGTGCTTCTCCTCTCTTAAAGGAAATAAATGACAAATAAAGAAAAGATTAAATCTTGGCGAAACAGACTGTCCGACCTAGGCTTAGCAGGGTCGCACAAACATTTCTGTGATTATGTTGGAATTGACGCTGCGATGTTAAGCAGATACTTAAAGGGTCGACAGATTCCAACAGCTTTTATGATAGATAAGATAGAAAAAGCTATAGAAGATTTAAAGGAAGGAAAAGAACAGTATGCTAGAATTGAACAAATTGAAGAAAGATAAACAGGTTCGCCCACCATTGGTGACAATTTACGGTCGCCCAAAAGTTGGGAAAACTACGTTTGCGGTTAGCGCACCTAGCCCGATTGTCTTAGCTATTGAAGAAGGCTTAGATGGGGTGGAGTGTGTATCTACAAAAATTAAAACTTATCAAGATATGATAGATGCTATTACAGCACTACATGAACAAGACCATGAATTTAAAACTGTCGTAATAGATAGTGCTGATTGGTTGGAGAGTCTTATCCATACGCAAGTAGCAGAGGAGCAAGGCGTAAAAAGTATCGAGGATATAGGCTACGGCAAGGGCTATGTCTTATCCTTAAATCTCTGGCGTGAAGTTCTATCAGGATTAGAAAGCCTTAGAAACAAAAAAGGTATGGTTGTTATCGTTATTGCTCACGACCACGTAAAACGCTACGACGACCCTATGCACGAATCTTACGATAGATATGAACTTAAACTACATGCAAAGGCAGGAGCATTACTGACAGAGTGGTCTGACTGTATATTGTTTGCTACTAACAAAGTTCATACAAGGAAAGAAGATGCAGGGTTTAATAAAAAGATTGCTAAAGCAAAAGATGGAGGGCGGGTACTTTACACTACAGAAACCCCTGCGTTTGTTGCTGGTAATAGATATGGCTTACCTGAAGAATTACCTTTAGCGTGGTCTGAATTTGAAGAAGCTTTTAAAAGAAAGGGTTAGTTATGCTTTATAAAATTTTAAAGAAGTCTGCTTTACAGGAGAAGCTAGACGAACGAGGTATTGCCTGGGAGGGCGATGCAAACAAAAGCACTTTAGTTCATTTATTGGAAATGGATGATAAGGTTAAGAACTCTCCAGCGGAGAAGGGTATGCTTCACCTAGAGAGTTTCTTAGAGGAGTTGAGAGCTATTAAAAAAACTAGCCTCAAATTAGAAAAACTTTTAGATAAATATAACGTATAGGAGAAAACAAATGGCAAATTTATTAGGCTATAACGAAGATGATGTTCAGATTAGTGATTTCGAACCACTACCAAACGGAGATTACAAGGTAGAGATTATTGACTCTGAAGAAAAGGAAAGTAAAAACGGACACATGTATATCTCTTTAGATATGGTAGTTCGTGGAGGTCAATACGATGGTAGACATATATTTGAAAACCTAAATGTTGGACACCCAAATGAAACGGTTGTCAACATAGCGCACCAAACCATTAAGAAGATTAGTCTTGCTCTTGGCAAATCAGGTGTGAAAGATAGTTCAGACTTGCACGGCAAACCTTTTATGGTAAACATTCTTAATAAGCTAAACAAAAAGGGAGAGCCAACAGAGTATAGAAAGTTTTCTCCGTTAGAGGGCGAATCAACTAATCCTGTCAGCACTCAGTCCTCTGACGAGAAAGCTCCATGGAGTCAATAATAGTCCGAGAGGATATTGTTAATTCCATCTATGAAGCTGAGGTGAGTGAGTTTCCTTCATCCCGTGCTCACCTTGGCTGCTCAGAAATAGGGAAAGAGTGTGAGAGAGCGTTATGGCACTCTTTCCATTGGAGCGACTATCCTAACTTTAATGGCAGAATGTTAAGGTTATTTCAGAGAGGACATGAGGAAGAACCTAGATTAGCTAAAGCATTAAAGAGCGTTGGGTTTACTGTCCGTGAAGGAGAACAGGAACGGGTAGAGATATTCCCACACTTTAGCGGGAGCATAGATGGTATAGCTACCTTTAACGGAGTTGACTATGTCTTAGAATACAAAACTCATAACGATAAAAGTTTTAAGGCTTTAAAGAAAAAAGGTGTTCAGTTAACAAAGCCTGAACATTACTCTCAAATGCAATGCTATATGGGAGCTTACGGACTTCTTAAAGCATTATATATAGCTGTAAATAAAAATGATGACGAACTTTATATCGAAGAAATAGATTTTAATGATAAGATATACCAAGGCTTAAAGAAAAAAGCTGAAAGAATATTGTTTGGGTGGAGCGTTCCGCCTATAGTGTATGACCCAGAGGCAAAGATGTCGCCCTGTAAATTTTGTAACTTTAAGGAGATTTGTCATGAAGGAAAAGAACCAAGGAAAAATTGTAGAACTTGCGGTAGTTGCGTCATCAAAAGAGATGGAAGCGTCTACTGTGAAAGAAAACAAGAAAGCTTGTCAGTCGATAAGCAACGAGAAGGATGTGACCAATACATTCGATTTAATGAATAACTTTATTATTCTTAGAAACCATAGACATCTCAACCAAGTATATATAGACAAAGCATGTTCCCTAGATGAAGCGAAGCGTAAGGCTCATGACTATATTGAAAACATTCTTATGGAAGATTCAAAGGAAGAAGTTCCAAACGAGATAGCGTTTATAAATGTAGTATCAGGCGTAGTGCATACTGTAAAAGTAGAAACCGTTATAAGATTTATAGGTTAAAGATGTATGATGTCCTGGCAGTCCCAAAGGTTGGTGTAAGCTCTATAAAAGTAAAAGGGTTTAAGAGTTTAAGTAAAGCTAGAGAATGGAGTGCTGAATTTATGTATTTAAGGTAGGACGACTTCCTTGAACTGTACATAAAAAGAGGTGAGAAGATAGCTTATCATTACGAAGTCAATAATTTTTCAGATAATGGAATTATAGAATGCGATTGCGAAAGTATCAACAACGAGCACTAGACTCTGTATTTAAATATTTCTACACAAAACAACAAGGGAATCCATTAGTTGTTTTACCTACAGGGGCAGGTAAAAGCGTTGTTATAGCGGAGTTTATAAAGCAAGTTTTTTATAGATGGCCTAACCAAAGAGTTATTATGCTTACACACGTGAAAGAGCTTATACAGCAGAACGCTAACGCTTTAAAGTCGCTATATCCTGAAGCAGATATAGGTATATATTCAGCAGGCTTAGGTCTTAAGGAATGCGATAAATCTGTAACGGTCGCTGGTATTCAGTCTATATATAAAAAAGCAGAAGATGTTGGCTTTAAAGATTTAATCATTATCGATGAGTGTCACCTTCTCAGCCCTAGCTCTAATACAATGTACCAAAAATTCATTACTGATATAAAGCAGATAAATCCAGCGGTACGGATTATAGGATTTACTGCTACACCATTCCGAACTAAAGGGGGTGTCCTTACCAGCCAGGAGAATAATATCTTTACTGATATATGCGTAGATGTTTCTGTAAAAGAGTTAATCAAACAAGGGTATTTATCTGAGTTAATTTCAAAGTCTGGCGTTACTCAAGCAGAGCTTGGCTCGGTTAAGCTGGTAGGTGGAGAGTTTCACAAGAAACAAATGGAACAGGCTTTTAATAAGAAAGACCTTACCAATCACGCCATTTTAGAAATGTTAAAGTTTGCGGGAGATAGAAAGCAATGGGTAGTGTTTTGCTCTGGAGTAGAGCATGCCCAAAATGTTTCCGATGCTTTAAATCTCCAAGGGATTGACTCTGCTTGCATTACAGGGAAGACACCTTCAGAGGATAGGGCTAGAATACTTAACGATTTTAAAGAGGGTAAAGTTAAGTGTATCACTAATTGTGATGTCTTAACAACTGGATTTGATTCCCCTAAGATAGATTTGATAGTTTTTCTAAGAGCTACCAAGTCACCAGGTTTGTATATCCAAATGCTTGGCAGGGGTATGAGGAAGCACCCCGATAAGGAGAACTGTTTGGTACTGGATTTTGCAGGAAATATAGAAAGGTTTGGACCTATAGATTTAATTAAGGTTGGACCTCAAGGGAAGAAGTCGGACATTATCGTTACCCCTATGAAGGCCTGTGAAAACCCTGATTGTTGCGCTCCGAACTTTGTGGCTGCCAGAGAGTGTGTAGAGTGCGGACACCCATTCAAGATAGATACGTCGGTAAAGCATGATGTTATTGCGTCTAACGGGGCTTTAATCTCTGGACAGTTTGTTAAGCCAGAAAGGTTAACGGTGAGTGACATAAAGTATTCTAGCCACAAGAAGCGACTAGGGCAAAGAAGTCTTAAGGTAACTTATCGTTGTGGACTAATAATCCAAAAAGAGTGGGTATGCTTAGAGCATACAGGGTACGCACTAAGAAAAGCGCATATTTGGTGGGAGCGTATGGCAGGTACAAAACCACCAAAAAGTATTGATGAAGCTTTAGATAGGACTAACGAACTAAAAAAACCTTTATCAATAATAGTTCAACAAAAAGGAAAATATACGGAGATAGCTAGTTATGAATTTACTTAACCAAGACGAAAAGAAAATGATTATAGAGAATTTAGAGTTGTTTAAAAAACATTCTCCTGATGCAAATATCCAACTAATCAACATACTTATACGTGAAGCTAAACTATTACCAGTTTCAAAAGAATGCCTTACCTGTATATATTGGAGAGGCATGTGTGAAAAGTACAATGCTACACCCCCACAAGAAGTGCAAAAAGTTGGGTGTGTTAGCTACCAATATGAAGATTTACCTTTTTAGATAAAGCCCCATTCTTCTAGTTTTTCGAAGGCTTCGTCAGAGGAGTACACAACAGCATAGTAGACATTGGCATGGTCAAACCATTCCTGAACATCTTTTTGGGTTTGCGTCTGCTTACCCTTTGCTGATTTAAACTCTAACCCCGCACACTTATCTTGCGCCATAAAGACATAATCAGGCCAGCCTGAAACTTTACCCATAGCTTTTCTTACCATGCCAAATACAGGACGGCTACGTCCTGTAAACTCATTTGCGACATGTGTCCAAACAAAAAAGGGTTTCCCCTTCATTTGTAACTTCCGTAGTTTGTTAGCAAACTCAACGCATATAGTATCTTCTGGCTTTAGATTTACCGTGATACTTGATGCACTAGAGAATATTTTTTTCATTGTCATTCTTCTTCTTCCTTATCTAGTTCAAAGTGAGGTAAGTCATGAAACGTTTGGTCTGTATTAGTAAAGTCACCATCCCAATCACCACCATATCGCAACTTCACACCTAACTCTGATGCCGCTGCAAACATTAACCCTGCCATGATATAGAACTTATAAGTATTGTTCCAATCAACAGGATAGGGGGCTATATCTACAGCACGGCTTGGCTTGCTGTTATGCCACCCTTTTTTTATTTTTGTTCTACCTTCATGGTAGAGTTCAAGCTGTCGCTCTTGAGAACGATAACCCTCTATTATGGTTAAGTCCATAACACCATAGCTTAAAGCTTTCTCGCAAACCGCTTGCAATCTTTCATCACAAGTAGATAGCTTAAGCTTGCTGACCCTTCCAAAGCGGTA